GGATCTCTTCCATAGTTTCTATGGGATCTTTATGTTTATATCTGCTTTATTAATTTCACAATTTAACTTCCAATCAAATATATGATAATTTACGTATCCAGTCCCTTTTAAAAATTTGTGTTTTTTCAACAATTCTTCGTCATGTGCAACATCTAAGGTATTAAAAACATCAAAACCTTCATTTTTCGCGATTAAGAATGCGTCATTAAAATTATCACCTGTCATATAAAATGAATATGCCTGATTAACAGTCTCTGTACTGTTAACTTTATCGTATGGGATGCTATAAAATGAAAAAAAATCATCTGTCTCGTCATTTAAGTATGAATATACTACGTTATCCCTGGGTAAAAGCCAATGTTTAACCCAGGTTTCATTAACGATGGGGGCAATTTTGAAATCTTTAAAGTAGTCTTTTAGTATTTGAGTTACTTTTGGTACATCTTTTGGTGTCATCTTTCTAAAATAGGACCTACCCCGTATTTCAAACATTTTTGCTTTTGGGCGGTCAGTTTCATAAAATCCACATTTAGACAATTTGTTTATATTGATTAATCTATGCCAATATGAAGATTTTAAAATAGAACCCGGTATTGAATTATGTATAGTAGCGATTGATTGATTTCTATTTTTACTTTCAGAAATACGTTTTGCTTCTGTGATAAGATACCCAACAAGTTTACCCTTTCTATAGTCTTTATGGACACACAGGAAATTTACCTGTACCGCTTTTACTTCCTTGTCATTTAACTTCATATTAAAGGGTGTCAGAGATAAAAGACCTATTAACTTCTGTGTATGTTTGTCATTTATACATATATTTTGATGACCGGATACCTCTATCGCCCATTTCAAACTTTCTATTGTATATCTTAATTTAATATCGTCATCCGAAACATAGTTTTCCTTTAAGAATTTATAAATTGTATCAAGTGAATGCGATGACCATTCAAAATCTTCGGGTAGTTTTTGTTGTTCAGTCTTCTTCACACGTTGTGTACTTAATCCGGTCGCCCAAGACTGATTATCCCAAAATTCATGCATATACAAATCTTGGTTTCATATTTTTAAGCCAGCTTAAAGTTTTGAGGTGCATGAAGATATATAATATCATGTCTCTCGAACAAGATTACACCACTGTCCCGGGTCAGTTGTTTGCATGTCTGTCAGTTGTTGGACCAGAAGCGCCACAAAAGAATGAAAAGTTTGGTATCAAAATTCGCGGCGCTTTTAACACCCGCGATGAAGCCGCAAACCACGCAAAGCGACTCCAAAAGGAAGATAGTACATTTGACATCTACGTTGTTGATATGTATAAATGGTTGTTAATCCCACCCGATCCGACCAAGATCGAAGATGTTAATTACACCAACGAAAAACTTCAAGAAATCATGTCGGGGTATAAGGAGAATCAAGCTCAGGCTGCTCGCATGTTCCAAGAACGCAAACAATCAATGATGGATTCTCAGAATTATATGGCGCCAGGAGATGAAAATTCGCGCTTCTATACAAAACCAGATGAGTCTCCGATCAGCCACCCAGCCGAAGTGATTGAACGACTCAAGAAGGAAAAGCCAGACACCCCCATGGAAGATTTGGTCAAGGAGGCGGACACTATTATTGCCAATGAAATTGAAGAGCGACGCAAGAAGCGCGAGGCTGCCATTGAGTCAGCGACAGATGAGAAAACCGAGGGTGAACCAGAAGCTAGCTCCGCGTAAATAAAAAATATAACTTAATTTTAAAACAGAATGTTTAAGATTATAATTACATTCATTTTAACCTCAGCATTCTTTATTTTGTTTTTTACACCTGACATGAAGATAAAAGCCAAAAGCAAAAAAAAGGAAAAAGAAAAGGAAAAGGAAAAACCAAGTACGACGCGCGGATTTATTGAGGATACGTATAGGGGACCTATAACAGATAGGTTTATACCCCCTAAAGCTGGTAAATCTGGAACATTTGTGGGTTATACGAATGTTCCAGAGTATGTTTGGATTTCTGGCTTTCCTATGAGTTAAGTGTATCTAAGTATGACTGGTTGCATGGTTTTACCCATAAAAAACCCTAAAAGAAATACAGCGAATGCGATTATCCACGTGGACTTTTCCACGTTTGCGAAAATATCGATTTTATCTGCCTGATTCTGGAATGCTGGCTGTTGATACACCTGTGTGGGCTGTTGCTGATAATAATAGGATTCGTTATAGGGCTGCTGCTCCCTATCATCTTCAACTCTATTATCATCATTTTTTTCCTCGCGCAAAGAATCGACGGATGGATCATAATCGATTGGATTTCCAATGTCTGTTTCCATTTTAAATATAGCGTTTAATTTTTTTAAGTCTATTCTTCTTCAGAATCTTCGTCATCTTCGACCACAAATCCTTCGAGATTTTCATTTTCATCATCGTCGCTGTATTCGTCGTCATCATCCGAATAAAGTTCCTCGTCTGTGTCTATATCAGAATCAAAATCCGTGTCGTGTTCATCTTCACCGTAATCATCTTCAATACTGGTCTCCGTTGGTTCGAATAATTCAGGTTTTTTTATACGTCTACCAGATCTTGTTCTTGTTTGTACCATTTTTATATAAATAAAGACTCTTGTTTAAGTACCTTTTCGTGAATTTCTTCCATAATATCGGAACTGGCGTATAGGGCAAGCTCTTCAATCGTTTTTATGGCATCTGCGTACTTTTTTTCCGCTTTAAGCTTCAAATACTCCCTATATAATTCTGGGTGAATTCCAGAGTATTCGTAGAATATATCCTTTTCGGTGGGTTTGAGTCTATCTTCTATATCACTAACGAGTGATAATATAAGGTAGACAGACGCTCCAACTAGAACGATAGACATTCTTCTGATATTGTTTGTCATTTTTTTTGTGGTGGATACAATAGATTCTTCACACTTCCATTTATCTCGTGTGTTCTGACACTCCCCTTCGGGGGTTTCTTACATAATGGACATTTTTGTGTTATTTTATTACCCTTTATGGTATATGTCATCGAAACATCCTCATGACAACCCCTAATAGCTTCACAATAATTCGATGTCGTGAGTACTGAAAAATCTGAATGCTGCCTCGAAATTCTAACAACCCTGATATCCTCGGGACACTTCATAAACTTTTTCATGAAAGACTCAAGGTGAGGTTTAGCATTCATGGGATCCGCATGAACCTTTTCCACAAATTTCTTAATCTCCGGACACTTCTTGATGTCATCCTTTTCGGGATATAACTTTTCTACAATTTTATGTGGAAGTTCGTGTTTACGTCCATAAAAATCCTTACAGAATCCATCCCGTCGTCCACGGAGCGTCTCACAACGACAAAAACACTTCTGAGCTATAACACGACCACTAACCATAAACCACACATGATTTGAACCGTGTGTGTTTTTAAGATTTTCACAATACTTTGAGTTTGTTGAAACAAAATAACAGTCTTTTTGTTTGTATATGTTTGTAATATAAGCCCCCTCTTGACCTTCCATATTTTGTTGAACGAATGTACCAATCATCTCACGAAGTTCCTCATCCTGAATTTCATCTTTTGTCTGTGCATCTGTGAACGAGCCCTCTTTTACAGAAATAGATGGATGTTCAACTGTTACATGGTCTTCGGTGTTTGTACGAACCGTTGTCATTTTAAGAATGTCAAGGTTTGGCTTGGGGTCTATTCTCTGAAGCATACTTAGGATTCCAGACTTATAAACAAATAGTGGTAAATATGAAACCTGAATAATTTTACCCGTACCTTTACATTCTTCACACCCCTTCCCTCCACAAGAGGTATGTTTGGCTAGTTTATATGACCACGGCATCCGAAGACCACTTCCACGCGTACGTCGTTTAATATCACCATAAACCGCAACATCGATGATTTCATTCCAATCCATGCCACCCTTCGCCTTTGAGAGGGCCACCAAAATATGTTCGCGGAGTGCAAGCGCAGAGGCCTGATTTACAGCATATCCCGGCCAATTTAAATGCACACCCGTCTTCATAAGATCCCCAACCATCTTGGGTTGTGCCACTGAAATGACACAATCCCCACCCCGATGTCTTTTCACTTTGTCACAAATAACTTTACAGATGTCTTGAATCTCTTGAATTGTGAGAGCTCTTACATCCTTATAGTCAATATCCACAAAGAAGTTGTAATTTGGTGTCTTTTGCTCAACAACAAATAACTTTTCACCAGATTTTACAGCTTTGATATACTCCTCATGGAATTCATTCAATCTATCAAATGGCACGGACAGGCGACCGCCGTCCAAGAGCACATGTGATACATCGGAGTTTGGGGGTTTAGTAACAAAATCTTGTTGAATACACCACTTCTTAAACATACCTTACTAATGCGGTTATTCTCTATACCTCAACATACATGATACATCGGGGTATTCCATTGTTTCAGATAAATGCTTTTTTATGGTTAAAAGTTCGTAAACAGTTTTACCTTTATTTTCCTGAATCCATTCTTCAATTTCTTCGTCACCTAAACCACGATTTGTTCTGAGAAGTTCCCTAATTTGTGTTAAAATGTAAGCTTTTGACTTCATTCTATTTAATAGAAAATGTTTTTCTATTGAGAGATGTCACACAGGCATAAAATTCTGGATTCTTGAGAACATTGTCTATAATGAGATTCCATCGCTTGCGTGAATTGAATTCCTCTAGAGTATCAAAACTCATGAAATCATTTTCATCGAACGTTCTTTTAATTGGTTGTTTTTGGATCTTTTTAAGGGTCGTTTTTTGTTTTTCTTCATA